AGACATAGACGAGTCGGAGACATCAATGATATAGGTTTTTCCCCTATCGAAATACAGAATAGGGTAAATGCCTAAATCTGCTGCACCTCCGAAAGAGTACACATTCCCACCATGATTAAAGCTATCATAGAATACAGTTACTGCCGGAAGTGTTATTGGCGCAATTGTCGTCTCAGAAAACATAAGAGTATGACGTTTGAACTCGGACTCTTGGCTCAAATAGGTCCCACCTGAGTTTGCATAAGTCAAACTAGGATCTACTGTCGCATAGGATTCTACTGACGATATGTTGGCAGTACCACCACCTACTACATTAGGTAAATCTTGGAAGGTCCAAGTATCCTCTTTGTAATTGTAGACGGCTGCTCGATTACACTTGTCTCCGTCTTCGAAAACAGCAAGATCGTCGCCTGAGTGATAACAGAAGTAAACCTCTTCTAAGGCTGCATTATGCAACACAAAACACTGACCCTTCTTGCTGTAGTCAATACCGTTGAAAATGTAGTCTCGTACCCGACCATCGCAAATAGACTGCCTAGAGTTTCCATCAGTGACATAAATGTCATCGAAGTCGAACACATAGTGCTTGCCCACTACCTCGACAATACAGTTCTGGCTTATGGCCCCTGCGTCGTCAAAAAGTTTACGAAAGTTGAATATGAACGAACCGCCTACAAACTCCATCATCCACACTTGGTCGGATGAATAAACCAAGAAGTTGGAACCTAAAGTGGCTCCGTCAACGATAGGTGTCTTCATCTGTACGAGGTCATTGAAACCTGCAGACTCTGTGGTGTCAGTTTCGTCCCAAGTACTTGGAACACTGTTTGACAATGCGGTGGTACTGAAGCGAACCCTGTTTCTATGTTCGACACCGCTTTCTGTAGTATTTAATGCAATCAGGAAGTCACCAAACGAACGTAACGAAGTAGTTCTGAGTGTCGTGGGCCAATTCGATAGATTCGTAAAGTTGGAGGCACTAGAAGTTCTGTGGACAGGAACCTGATCACTACGGTTCACATAGACTACATTTGCTAAATTAGTTGCAGTGATTTGGGTAGATGTAGACTGAGAGACGGCTGCATGTACTGAGGTGTATGAGCCGTTAGAAAACTCTTTGATCTGGAAGGTATCGTCAACCACCAGAACAGTGTCGTAACCAGAAGGTGACTGTATGCCGTACACAAACATAGGATCTTGTACTTGGCTGTTGGGACTGACGTTTCTAAATACTGGACCGTGGCTTACTTTGCCTTCGTTGAATCTAATGTTCTTGCCGCGACTGAAGCCATTAATTGGAAGGTTGTAGGGGTCAACGTCAGTGACCACACCTACAGACCCAAGTCCTCGGATTGGTAAGTTAGGCACTACACCCACTCCTCTATATGTATATACAAATGTTATTACGGATCAGACGTCCTCGGCCCACTTGTAGCATGTGTACTGCCTGATGACCCAACCTTGCTGTTCGATCTGTATGATCCCACCGCCGAGGCTCGTTAAACACGCCTGTTCATCTGTAAAGATCTTGTGGTTGCCGAAGGTCTTGCACTCGCTTGCTGAAAGCGAACATGCGAATATTATGGCACTAAACATCACTCTTTTCCCATCCAGATAGCGAAGGCTCCTGTGGCAGCCCCCATCACTACGGATACTAGGGCTGACTGTTGCGTCGTAGGCTCTGGGAGGTTCATAAACCACTCCACCACCCTCCAACTCATGATGGTAAAAGCGATCATCATAAACCGAGGCCATATCTTCCAGTCATCTAAAAAAGTTCTAACTCGTTCTACCATGGCTATCTCAATTCTCGAATGCGTCAGAGAGGAGGATGATCTCCAGTTTCTGTACGGATAACTGTAGTTCGTTGGTGGTCTTTATGTTCCAACCAACGAGCGCGAGTATGGCTGAAGCCATCACGCCGACTAATAGTTTACTGTCCATGAGTCACCTATGTCTTCATAACGTAGCATAGGGCATAGTACGGAGGTCTGTTCTCGTGAGCAGAGCCACTACCTGCAGAGTTTGTCGTACCAGTCCTACTTCCGTTCTGGTCGTATACGTTGGTATTATAATCGATATCTAGTCGGGCCAGACTGTTATACACCAAGCCGACATATTTGTCTTCGTAGGTGTGGGTGTGAGATGGCATCTGTGCGGTGGTCAACGTAACGGTACTTGCGCCGCCAGTGGCACCCACTACATAGCTACTACCATGACCTACGACAAACCTGTTCCTAAGATCTGGAGTACCATTGCTACCATTACACAAAACATAGCCGCTAGGGATTGCGGTGGACGCTCCAGACCATAGCATTATCATGCCTGTGGGAACTGCTGATGATATGGCGGCGTTCGTATTGCTGACTCCAGAAGACAGGTTATTTAACTGTGTCTGGATGTTGCTTGATACTCCTGCCAGATGTCCCACGTTTGTGTTGGTGACTGCGGCTGACGACAGGCCACTTAGTAAGTTTAGGTCTGCAGTATTTCCGGTGTAAGTATCAAGTTTGTTTAAGTCGTCAGGAGATGAAGTCACTGCTCCGTTGATATTCGGAAAGGTGTTCTGAATTGTAGACTTTATCATTCTTATGTGGTCGTCTGCCTGTGCGAGACCGTCAGTTGCCACTGGGTTCGAAGGCACCAGTTGGCCTATATAAGTTGCGGTTTCCTTCGCCATCTTAAAGTTCCTTTTGTTTTCAAAAGTAGCCGCTGCTTTAAAAGGACGGACTACAACAACAACAACAACGACCTTTAGTCTACTTTTTGAAATTGGGTCTTTTTGTTGGTGCGTGGGGGTTACTTTTTGACTAGGGAACCTAAGTTTTCTCAGGTCGATCCGCTAAGTCACTGTTTTTACTGGTGTTCTTTGGTAGAGGACAGAATATCCCCAGAGATCTGGTAGGCAAACAAGAGCGGCTGCCGATGACATTGATGACATTAGTGAAACTTATTCGGCGAGGGTCATTTTCTTTTCGATGCAGATAGGGACCAAAGCCACACACAGTCACTCACAGCCTCACACAGTCACCTCACACCTCTGGATCAACCCAAGGTGGTCCGCGATACTTCCGCTTCTGTCGTCTCTCTTCGTTCTTCCTTCGCTTGCCTTCGTGCTTCTCATAGAACAAATAGAAAAGCCAATGCCAAACGACACAACCAGTCACCAGAACTAGCAGCCCGACTTCGGCAGCCATGATCGACACCAGTTCCAAAGTCGTCTCATGTTGACCAACGGTCGACACACAGTCTCTCTTCTCTTGTGTCCAGGCATCTTTAGTTACTCCCGATCTAAAGTTGATTAAGTTGCGAGAGGTTCTCCAACGTCCGAGGGTTGGGCCTCAGATCGTGAGATCGACTCTCGCACTTAAGTAACTAAGAGCCGTCCTCAGACGATTTGTTATCTTAGGTCACTTAAGTTCATTAGTTGTGTTCTTTATGATGTCGTGGTGGTTGTTATCCTCAGTCGACTATAGAGGGCGTTGTCGGCAGTGATCACCGCTCTTCTGCTTCTATAGGGGGACAGAAGGTCAACAAGGGTAAATCAGGGGTGAAAAAAGTTTCAACTAAATGACACCATTTCCTTGACAGGGGATGTCATAGACCCCATATGTTCTTTAACGAGGCGTTGGGGCCTTGGTTTACACGCGATAGGGCGACAGGCCGCAAGGTGTGGCAGGGGACTGTAACTCCCCACCGAAAGCACCAAGCAGAGGCAGACAGCCCGACTCAGGTCAATAGACCAAAGTAGACATAAGTTTCCAACATCCTCGTCTAACAAAACAGACAAGGAGAAAACATATGTCTACTAGAATAACGAAGTATTACCACTTAATTTGCAACGAAGGTGATCAGTGGGTCGATGTGTTTGGCTCATACACACGTAAAGAGGTGGTTGAGGAGTGGGACGGAGCATATGCCGGTTACACTCATCCATCATTCGATGACGTATGGCGTCAGAAGCACCGTAAAATCATTAGTACCGATGGAAGCCTTCGACAACTGGTTGTTGCCCTTAAAGCTATTAACGAGGGGGTGCAGTCATGAGCAAGGTGCATCACACAGTCTATAAGCCACGTTATCAGGCTTACATCCTCGACACCGTTAAAGACGAGGACGGCAACCCACTTCCACACAGACAAGCCAAGATCAATCGATTGTTCGAGCGGTTCAACTCAGAGAAGAGATGGCACATCGAACAAGAGGGCAAACGAGTTGCCATGGTCGATTGGCTACAAGGGATCGCGTTGGCTATTCCAGTTTACAATAGTGACATCGTAGAACTTGCGATTGCTTTTGGTTCTATCGATGACAACCCAAGCGACAAACTGTTTGAGCGTGTCTGCGCGAATTACTTTGGCTTCATGGCAAACATTATCCTTGGCATGGAAAGCGAGGTGACATCATGAGCCGCAAGAACCCAAACACATACTACATCTGTTACGCTTACTGTGAGCACGAGGAGCGCATGGTCGACTTCTTCGGCTCACATAGTCGCAAAGAGTGTGAAGAGGAGTGTCAGTGTTTATCACTTGGCACT